CCACTACCCCTCCTGCGTGCTTGTTTTGCATACATTACCATGTACTGGTACACTGATTGTACATTGTTCTGAAACTAGTGCAGATGATCTGTGATACTATTTTTTCTTTGGTGCACGTTGCTGACAGCCGTCTAGGTTATATTTGCAAATGTCACAAAAATTGTAAATGTCACAAACTCTCCAAAGGTGTCTCTCAGTGAGTGAAGGATCGTTTGAATCAAAGCGACTGAGCATAAGAAGAGTAGCTATGCTCTGCGGAATACCGCAAAGAGCAGTTGCTAGAGCAGTTGCTACAGGATCGTTGCCAGCAGTGCAAATTGAAACAGAGACTGGCCGGGTGCGATACTACGTATCTAAAGCCGACGCTCTTAAATGGTTTGAGTCTCTATCAATGACCAACGCGCCGTGCGAAAAGAGCGGTGCGCTGTAATGTCATCGTGGGAGGAAGCATCAGGAAGACTTGCGAACGCTGCCGAATGGTACGCAACGCAAGGATGGAAGATAATGCCGTGTTACGGGATTATCAACGGCAAATGCACGTGCGGTGGAGCCCACGCGGAGCCAAAAGACGTTGGAAAGCATCCGTCAATACCGGAGTGGAACAATCAAGCAACTAGCGATGCAACCACTGTTCACGGTTGGTGGGACAGAGCGCCAGAGAATAATATTGGAGTCTTTTGCAGGCCCAGCGGATTCTTTGTTATTGACATCGATCCTCGCTCTGGTGGACCAGACTCGTTTGAGAAATTTGAAGTTTTAGTTGATGGAGCGCTTCCACCGACTGTTGAAGCAATTACTGGCGAGTACTCTCTTGGCGGAAGAACGCTTAGGGGAAGGCACCTATTTTATAAGTGCAGTGAGTCTGAGCAGCTAGTAGGAAATCTTAAGAAAGCTGGCTTAGGCGGCATAGACATCAAGCACAACGGATACGTGCTTATTGCTCCATCACGGCATTTTTCTGGAGTGTGCTACAACTGGGCGCCCGGTAAAGCGCCGTGGGAAATACAAATGGCCACGGCACCAGAAGAATTGCTTGTAGCATTAAGAAAGAAAAGCGCGAAGTCGGGTTCTGCTCTTGGTCAAGGTGATTGGTCATTTTTAGAAGATCTCGACTGGGCTGGTGAAAGAGTCGATGTTGACAGACTTCTTGAAGAAGGAATTGACGAAGGTTCGCGTGCTGTTGACATCTACTCAATGACCTGCGCTATTGCAAACAAGTTTCCAGTTAACACTGAAGCCGGGCGGCTCGCTGTTGAAACGATGATGATTCGCTTCAATGCTGAAAAAGTTAGACCACCATTGCAACTTGAAGGACCCGGCGGGCTGCTAATGCACGTGCGGCGCGCTATTCAATTTGTTATTGACAATCCAAAAACTGAAAGACTTTGGCCAGGGCTACAAGAGTGGGCAACTAAGTCTCAAGAAGAAAGTCGTGCAGCACTTACAAAAGCAAAAGCTGTTGCCGCAGCCGCGGACTTAAGCACCACTAGGCCACTGCCGACTGAGCAGTTGCCTGGCACAATTGGCGGAACGGTAAGCGCTTCTTTGCTTGACGGAGATTCATTCTCGCAGGCTACCAATCTTTCTAACATTGATGTTCCGTTGGATCCTGACGCTATCGGCGAAGATGAAGGCGGCGAGCCTGGTAAGCGCACGCTTACAGACGTTGGCAATGGCCGTCGCTTAGTTGACTCTTTTGGTGCAGCAATCAGATACACGCCTGGACTTGGTTGGTTTCATTGGGACGGCAGCTACTGGAAGCCAGATGTTGAAAGCCTCGAGATGCGCGAGCTTTCTAAAAAGATTGCACCGATTGTCGCAAGTGAGGTTGTGCATTATCTCGACGATGCAGATAAGCAGTCAGAAGTAATTAAGTGGGCTCAACAAGCGAAGTCAAACTCAAGAATAAACGGACTAATAGAAAGTGCCACATCTGACCCAAGAGTTCAGGTTGGCGTTGATTCTTGGGACAGCGATGAAACACTCCTTGGTGTTGCAAATGGAGTTATAGACTTAAGGACAGGCGAGCTACTGCGTGGCAGGCCAGACCTATACATCACGCGGCGGGCGCCTGTCGCTTACAACCCTGGAATTCGCAACGTGCGCTGGGAACAGTTTATTGATTTTGCAACAGGCGGCGACAAGGAACTTCAAGAGTGGCTTCAAAAAGCCGCAGGATACTCGCTTACGGGACTTCGCACCTATGACGTAATGTTTCTAGTGTATGGTCCTCCAGGCTCAGGTAAGAACACGATGGTTGAAGCGCTCGTCAAAGCAATGGGAACTTCACAATACGCATGGCCACTTGACTCAAGCGTTCTTGCGCAGGGCGACGGTCAGGCGCATGGCTCTGACCTGTACCACTGGGCTGAGCTTCGTGGCAGACGTTTGGTGTGGGTTGACGAACTCCCAGAGTCAGAGCGAATGAAAGAAAACTCGATTAAAAAATTGACGGGTTCTTCTGAAATTTCAGCTCGCTCGCCAGGAGAAAAACCATTTACATTCCAGTCACGTGCGAAGCTTTGGGTAACAACAAACCATCGTCCGATTATTAGTGACGATGCTATGTGGCGACGAATTCGTCCAGTGCCGTTGACAAACGTGCCAGAGAATCCAGACCCTGACCTCAAGCATTACATCTTTGACCCAGAGGGCGCGCTGCCGGCTGTTCTATCGTGGGCAGTTGAAGGTGCGATAAAGCTTCTTGGCTCGAGTGCGAGAGACGCTCTTGGATGGTGCACTGCTGTCAGCGAAGCCGCTGAAATTTATCGAAAGAACGAAGATCGCATCGGGTTTTTCTTGACAGAAGAAACTCGCGAGGCTGAAGGCGCGTCTACTCCGGTTAAGTCGCTATACGCTGTCTATCGCGTATGGTCTGAAGAGCGTGGTGAAAAGCCAATGACACAAATCGCGTTTCAACGAAAAATGATGGACCGTGGAATGGAAATTGAAGGACACGGTTCGCGCGCTGAACTGCGCGGCAGACAGTTGATGCCACGCGCTGTACCAACTGGAGAAGTTGACTGGGGAATCGCTACAAGGTTTGCCAGGCCAAGTTAATATAAAAAGTAAGCCGGGTTGCTCACAGGGGGACAGTGAACAACCCGGCCATAGTGCTCCTCTCCCTGAGCACTAAACTTTATATGAAAATGGTATACCAGTTGACTAAAGATTCCGTGATCTTTTAGCAAGGTTTAGGGAAAAAATATGGGCGTTACTTTGTTCAATGGAATGGAGATAGGAGAGATTCCTCTTACTCCCGCGCAGCCTATTTTCAACTCTCGTTCTGTAGTGCCGGTGGCATATAAAACTTTGGTCTCTTGTGGGATGGAATTTGGATTTCCAATTTCATACATTCAAGAGCAAAACGGAGCTCTTATTCAGAACCTACTCCCAGTTCACAAGACGGAAACCCAGCAAATATCTACATCTTCAAAAGTTCAACTAGAGCTTCACACTGAAACAGCTTTCCATCCATACAAGCCAGACTACGTTCTTTTGCTGTGCCTTCGTGGCGATAGCACTGCTGCTACTACGTTTGCAAGCTTAGAAGATTTTCTACCGTTACTAGATGACGAAACTATAGACGCTCTTGAGCAGCCAGAGTACATTACTACTCTAGATGAAAGCTTTAGGAAACAATCAAAGCCAGACTTTAAAGTGCTTGTCCAAGCAATAAGAAAAACGGACAAGGGCGTAAGCTTGACATTTGACTGGGAACTTATGCGCGGTACAAATGATAGAGCTCAGGCGGCTCTAGAGCTTCTGAGGATGGCAATATCGCAGTGCGTTAAAGAAGTTGTCTTAGAATCTGGCGATTTATTAGTGATAGACAACAACAAGACTGTACATGGAAGAAAGCCGTTTCAAGCGCGATATGACGGCACCGACAGGTGGGTCCAGCGGCTTCTTGTGAGAAAGACTCTTCCACCTGTGTCTCACATGTCTGGAACTACTATTACCACTCAGTTTGGGCAGTACTAGGCATTTTTGTCTAAGTAGTGCTTTACAGTAGCAGCTTCCCAGCGGCGCCCGTGCGCCGTAGGCACTCCATCGTGATTTAGCCGCTGCGCGATCTCTCGAAGAGATAGACCAGATTTTCTATACTCTTTAATAGTCTCAAGAAGTTCGTCGCTGATCCACTGCTTTGGGCCGAGGTCTACTCCCCACTTAAGTCCTTTTTCACGGCGGTCCTTATGAACGTCCTTTTGTCGCTCGGCAATGATTGCACGTTCCATTTCTGCCAGAGCGCTCATGATTGTCACCACGAACCTTCCTTGGTATGTTGACGTGTCTAGGTTTAGATCGAGCATCACTATCCGCCAGCCGTTCTTGTGAGCTCTATCCACGATGCTAAGGAAGTCTTGGGTGGATCTTGCTAGGCGATCAATTCTTGTAACGAATATCGCCGAAGCATCTCCCGAGTCGAGCCGCTCGAGGGCTTTTCTTAGAACCGGGCGACCTTGAATTGACTTACCAGAGCGCCCTTCTTCTCTAAGCATCTCAAGCTTTGCGAATCCTGCGTGCTCGGCTGCACGGCGGAGGTCTCGTTCTTGAGCATCGAGCGACATTCCGTCGTTCGCCTGCATTTGCGTCGAAACCCTTGCGTAGAGTAGGGCAGTTCCCTGTTCTTCGGCTTTTTCAGTCACTTAATGTACAATTTCTTCCGTAAACATTTAAGGTTAAGTATTTACGACTATAACCCAATGTTTGCAACGGTTTGACATTTTTTTGATGATATTTCCGTTGCTACATAAGGCATTGACGAATTTTGTCTGTAAAATGTGTTCATTGCAAGTTCTAACCAAGTATAATTAAGTCTACAGCCATCAGAGGGCACCGACGAGCGGCGCGCTATAGGAAGCGCCTAACAGAGCAACCGAGGAGACTGTAAATGAAACTGCTACCAAGAACTTTGCTATTGTCTTTAATAGGCGCGGCAATAGTCAGTGGAACCTCCGTAGAAGTTTCGGCGCTAAAGAGTAGCCGAGCACCTAAGGAGCCTCCTAGTACCGTCTTGACGGTACATAGTGAACTCCCCCTTCTTGAGCAGCCGCCGCAAGTGGTGGCACTGGCTATTCAGCCAATTGACCTTATGCCAGAAGTATTTACTACTAAGTACATATTCTGGGAGCGCAGCAAACGAGTACGACTTCTTCAAAAGAAGCTCGGCACCGTTGGAGTTGACGGGCTGTACGGTCCACAGACTCGAGCAGCGCACATCAAAAAGATAAAAGAGCTCGGTGGAACTCCAAGCGCCATAGTTCCAGAAGTTGCACCGCGGTACAACATATCGTATTCACCTAGCGAGAGATGCCCGCAGTTTGAAGACGAGTTTAGAAAGCACGGGTTGGAACCAGTTGATGTGTTTTCGTACATCGCGTACCGTGAATCTAGATGCAATCCTGGTGCCGTTAATGCTAAGTGGAAGGACGGAAAGATCATCTGGACGTTGAACAAAAACGGTACATATGATTCTGGGTTGCTACAAATCAACTCCTCTTGGAGCAGCGTAGTAGCAAATACCTGCCAGGCAGAGCGTGGAGACTTAAAGGTTCTCTTTAATGTCAACTGCAACCTAAAGGTTGCTAAGTTCATTATGGACGAGTCAACTGGCAAGCTTGCTAACTGGAGCGTTAGAAAGATCGGCTGACGAGAAGACCCGCCGTCACCTCCGAGCGGCGGGTCGTTCCCCCTAAGGTAGCGCTTAGAAGCTACACGTTGAATTGAACTTTTCCGCCGTCACTATTTTCCTTTCAGACTTTTAAGCGGCGGAGGTGGTCAATGCTCGTGCGTCGTTAGTCTTTCGACTTGCCCTTGGTTTTCTTCGCTGGTGCGTGGATATCGTGCGTACGCAGTGGGTCACCGGCAGGAAGTCTTGTGCGCTTCTTTCCAGCCTTTGTTCCCGCCACCGTTTCTTCTTTGCCCGTTAGTGGGTTGACTCGAGTCCTCGAGCCGCCACGATTTGTTGTGCCCTTTTTGCCTTTTGCCACTTGCTTTATTTCCCCTGCTTACGTGTACTGAAATTTCCAGTCGCATGATCGTTAATGTGCTGGTCGAGCTTTGTCTCTGTCCTCAGCGCAGTACTTTCAACGCGATCAATCGACCTACCAAGACTCTTACCTAGGTCTTCGATCTTTGAGACAACGAAGTTGTGGTCTTGTTTATTGTCTTCCCAGCGTGACTTATTTTGCCTGCGCTCACGCTCTATAAGAGCAACACATGCTGCACTCATAGCGCCAATTAAAGCGACAATGATTTCTGTAGCCACGGCACGAAGCTTTCTACTGGAAGAGCTTTTCCCAAACCTTCGGACCAACCGTTGCGTCTTGGTTGAATCCGTTGGTCGTCTTGAAGCGCTTTACGGCTGCTGCTGTTGCAGCATCAAATGTTCCAGTGACCGCGATTCCAAGTCTTTCTTGGATTCTCTTGACGCTTTCACCAGTAGCGCCTTCAGACACTGGACTGCCTGGGTAGGCCGTCGAGCCACCAGCGGCGGGCGCTGGGGCGGCGGC